ACACATATTAAGTCAAAAAGATAAACCATCAGAATATGGTTGGAATGAAATCATTGTAAATCAAATTCATGTTCAAGATGTTTTTCTAATAGATAGTTTGATGTATAAAAATCCAGGTTATAGAGACCCATTTATAAAAAAAATGGAAAAGATTGCAAAAGGAAAAGTAACCGTAGGTAAACCTGGACAATTTAGAAAATGGTTTAATGAACGAGGTGGTGTAATTAATGAAGAGTTTGGTGCACCAGCTGGAGTTATACCATCACCAAGTAGAAAAGGTGTAAAGAAAAATAAAACAGATAAACAGAGTGGATATAAAAAAGTAACTGAAGAAAAGTCAAAAATCAAAAAAGTAATTGGTATTTATGGTGGTAGATTCCAACCATTCGGCCCACATCATTATAAGACTTATAAGTGGTTAGAATCACAAGTAGATGAGGCCTACATAACAACAAGTGATATTAAAAAACCACCAAGACACCCAATGAACTTTACAGAAAAAGTTCGTCACATGGTAAAAATTGGTGTTCCAAAGAATAGAATTGTAAAAGAAAAAACACCATATGTGGCAAATAATACATTAAAAAAGTTTGACCCAGAAACTACTGCAGTTGTTTATATTTTTGGTAAGAAAGATGCAGGAAGATTAAAGGGTGGAAAGAAAAAAAGTGGTGGAAAAACTTATTATCAAGATTACAAAAAGAATAAGAAAAATTTAGTAGGATATGAAGAACATGGATATATACTAACTGCCCCACACCAATCTATAAAAGTGGGTGGTCAAGAGGTAAGTGGAACCGTAATGAGAAATTTATTAGGTTCACCTAAAATAGATGATAAAGATAGACCTAAATTATTTAAACAGGCCTTTGGATATTTTGATAAAGGTGTTTATAATATGATGACTAATAAGTTTAGAAAATTATTTGAAGTGTTTGATAATTTTATTATTCATAATGATTTAACAGATATATTAAAAGAAAATTCAACTACTAATCAATTTCCAATTGATGACGGCCCACCAACATTTTACGATGGATTTAGTGATTATAAAAAACATTCAAAAAAATGGATTAAAAGTATGTATTCATCTGATGATGGTCTTGGTTGGGAATTAGTTAGTTATATTTTAAGTAAAAATGCAAATGACCCTGGTTTGGATTTTACAACAAGAATGGATAAAGTCCCTACGGTTGCATATGGTAGAAGAGGTGCAGGGCCATATGGTGAAAGATTTCCAAGTGAAGACCCAGTTAAAGCATATAAAAAATGGTTAGAAAAAGTAGTTAGTGGATTAGAATTTGAAATTGTAAAATGGTTTGGACTAACAGATAATGAAAGAGATGTTACAGGTGTTCCTGTTGAAGCTCCTGCACTACCAGGTGTTCAAACACAAGACCAAAATACACAAAGAGCAATTGAACTTGATTTAGCTCCAGGTGATGATTCTATGGGTGATGCAATTGATGATATACAAGAGTCATTTATGAAAGATATTGAATTATTGATTGAGGGTGGAGCATATGGACATATGGCACATCCATTTGATGATAATAATTTGACATTTTCAGATTTGAAACAGATAGTTATTAATGGTATCGGTGGAAAGTTAGATAGAGAAGATGGAGTTACAGAGAAACTTGATGGACAAAATCTAATGGTGAGTTGGATTGATGGGAAGTTAAAGGCAGCTCGTAACAAAGGACACTTAAAGAATTTTGGTAAAACTGCACCAGATACAAAGGGAATTGCATCTATCTTTAAAGGTAGAGGAGAAATCAAGAAAGCTTTTGTAGGTGCAATGAAAGATTTAGAAAAAGCAATCGGTTCATTATCCGATAAACAAAAAGAAAAAGTTTTTGGTAATGGAAAGAGATGGATGAATTTAGAGGTTATGTATCCACAAACAGCAAATGTAATAGATTATGATGTGGCAGAAATAGTATTTCATGGAACATTAGAATATGATGATAGTGGAAGACCAGTAGGTCAACCTAAAGATAGTGCTCGTATGTTGGCAGGTATGATTAAACAAGTAAATCAGAATGTTCAGAAGACATTTAAAATAGGTAAACCAAACTTTTTGAAAGTACCAAAACATCAAAATTTTGATAAATTAAAAACAATGTATATGAATAGAATTAAAAAACTACAATCAGAATATGCATTAAGTGATAAAGATACATTGGGTATGTATCATGAATCATATTGGAGAGAATATATTTATAATGCATCAAAACAATTTAAAGTAAAGTTAAAACCTACACAATTTGCAAAGTTAGTAAAGAGATGGGCATACTTTGATAAGAGTTATAAGATACAACAAATTAAAAAAGATTTTGGTGATAATGAAAAATTTTTAGATTGGATATTAAAAACAGATAAATTTGACCATAATAAAATTTTTAAAGATAATATTAAACCATTTGAAGTGTTGTTCTTTGATGTGGGTGCACAAATATTAAAAAACATAAGTGGATTTATGGCTGCAAATCCTGATATGGCAGTTCAAAAAGTTCGTAAAGAAATGAATAAGGCCTATATGGATTTAAGTAAAAAAGGTAACATAGAGAAACTAAAAAAATTAAAAACACAAATTCAAAAACTAAATGCAATTGGTGGATTAAAATCAATTGTTCCAAGTGAGGGTATAGTGTTCAAATACAAAGGTAAAGTTTATAAATTTACAGGAGCATTTGCACCAATCAATCAAATACTTGGTAGTTTGAAATTTGGATAGGAGTTATAATGGCAGGATATAGTAAAGAAGCAGAAAGACAAAATAAGGCATTAAAAGATTTAATGTCAGGAAAAGAACATACAAAAGATTATATACAAGTAGGATACGAGGGTAAACAAGAAAATCAAGGTGGTAAAACTCGTGAGAGTAAAATGACAGATATTATGAAATCTGTCAGAATGCCTTGGTTTTGTCCATCATGTAAAAAGGCAATGAAGAAAAAACTTGATAGAAAGTTTTGGAGAACAAAGGGTCATTGCTTTGATTGTCAGATAGAAATTGAAAATAAGATGAAAATCAATGGTGAATTTGAAAAATATGCAGAGACAATAAAATTAGAAAATCAAAAAGCATATTTAGTAGATTTGGAACAAAGTATTGATGAATTTGAAAAATCTGGTGGTAAAAAAGAATGGTTGAATAATGTTGGTGTCAACACTCCAGAACTTGAAAAAGAGAAATGGGAAATGGGTGAGGCACAATTTGAAGAAACCATTAAAGAAGCACGAGAATTTATTCAAAATGCAAAAGAAAAAATTGAAGAATTTGAACAACAACTACAAGGAGATGAATAATGGGTATCATTGAATTCATAATGAATCTATTTTTTGGCGGAAAGAAAAAAGAAGAAGTCAAGAAATTAGATAAGGCAATTGAGAAGAAAAACGAAGAAGTAAAATCACTTGAAAAAGAAGTGGTTAAACTTGAAAAGAAGAAAAAAGTAAACAAAAAAGAAGTTGCTAATCTTAAAAGAAAAGTGACTAATACTAAGAAACAAATATTAAAGGCTGAGGAAGCATCTAAAACTAACGATGTTGATGAAGCTGTAAAATTTTTGAAGAAATTTAGTAAGTAATATATATTTATATATATGAGATATTTAATTTACATATTATTCATTGGTTTGTTATTTGGGCAAGATAAGAAAACCTTTACTTTTTCAGAGGAAGAAGTTCTTAATTTTACTAATAAAATCAAAGAATTAGAGTTAAAAGATAGTTTGAATGTATCTTTAGTAGGAGATTTAGAAAAACAAATCTCATTATTAGAGGAAAATTCAAAATCTGATTCATTGATTATTGATTTTAGAACACAACAACTTCAATTACAAGAAGAAACTATTAATCTTTATAAGGAAAAAGTTAAAGTTGTTAGACCTAAGTGGCACGAAAACAAATGGTTATGGTTTGTTTATGGTGTTGGGGCTACGGCAATTTCAGTTAATCTTGCAGGACAATTAGCAGACTAATGGCAGAACAATTAAAAGATGTAATTAAACAAGAGTATATTAAGTCTGCAAAAGACCCTGCATACTTCTTAAAAAAGTATTGTGTAATTCAACATCCAATTCATGGTAAAGTTCCATTTGATTTATATGACTTTCAAGAAAAAACAATTGAAGAGTTTGAAGATAATCGTATGAACATTATTTTGAAAGCTCGTCAGTTAGGTATATCTACATTGACAGCAGGATATTCATTATGGATGATGACCTTTCATCAAGATAAAAATATATTGGTAATTGCAACTAAACAAGATGTTGCAAAGAATTTAGTTACAAAGGTTCGTGTTATGCACGCAAATCTACCAAGTTGGTTAAAACAACGATGTGTTGAGGATAATAAATTATCATTACGATATGTTAATGGTTCACAGATAAAGGCAGTTGCATCAGGACCTGAGGCAGCTCGTTCAGAAGCTCTATCATTATTAATATTGGACGAGGCAGCATTCATTGATAAGATTGATGATATATGGACTGCATCTCAGGCAACTTTAACCACTGGTGGTCAATGTATTGCACTCTCAACACCAAATGGTGTAGGTAATTGGTTTCATAAAACTTGGGTAGAAGCCGAAGAAGGACGAGGTATGTTCAACTTCATTAAATTACATTGGTCAGTTCACCCAGAAAGAGATGATGAATGGAGAAGAGAACAAGATGTTTTATTAGGGCCAAGTGGTGCATCACAAGAGTGTGATTGTGACTTCTTGACATCTGGTACTGGTGTGATTGATGCAGTATTATTAGAAAATTTAAGAAAGAAAGAATGTAAAGACCCATTAGAAAAAAGAGGTATTGATAATAATTGTTGGATTTGGGAACCACCAAATTATACAAAGAATTATGTAGTGTGTGCAGATGTTGGTCGTGGAGATAGTGCTGATTATAGTGCTTTTCATGTTATTGATATTGATAGTGTTGAACAAGTGGCAGAATACAAAGGTAGAATAAATACTAAAGATTTTGGTAATATGTTAGTGAGTATTGCAACAGAATATAACGATGCCTTACTAATTATAGAAAACAATAATATTGGTTGGGCAACCATCCAACAAGTAATAGATAGGGATTATCCTAATCTATTTTATACAAGTAAAGATTTACGATATGTTGATGTTCAACATCAGTTGACAAACAAATATAGAACAACTGAGAGAAATATGGTGGCAGGATTTACTACCACTATGAAAACAAGACCATTAATTATTGCAAAACTTGAGGAATATTTTAGAGACGAATCAGTTTTGGTTCGTTCTAATAGATTAATAGATGAATTATTGACATTTGTATATGTTAATAACAGAGCCGAAGCAATGGTAGGATATAATGATGATTTAGTTATGTCATTTGCAATCGGTTTATGGGTTCGTGATACTGCATTAAGATTACGAACAGAGGGAATTGAATTAACAAAAAAAACCTTGACTATGATGAACCAAGAGGGTGTTTATACACCACAAGATACGACAAATGATTATTGGGATTGGGACTTAGGAAAGGATAAAGAAAAAGAGTCACTAAATTGGCTCTTGTAAGTGAGGTAAAAAATGGCAGATACAACATTATTTGGAAGACTGAGACGATTATTTAGTACAAATGTAATCGTAAGAAATGTCGGTGGTCGTAAATTAAAGATTGCTGATACAGACCAAATACAAACACAAGTTAAGTCACATCTTGTTGACAGATATTCAAAGTTACATAGTAATTTGGATTTAGTTGGAACTGGATATTCCACCGTCCATCAAGTTATGGCTGCAAGACTTGCACTATTCAAAGATTATGAATCAATGGATAGTGATAGTATCATATCAAGTGCATTAGATATATACTCTGATGAATCAACGATGAAATCAGAATATGGTGATGTATTAGAAATTAAATCAGACAATGAAAACATAAAAGAGATATTACATAATTTATTTTATGATATTATGAATATTGAGTTCACCTTATGGCCTTGGGTTCGTAATATGTGTAAGTATGGTGACTTTTACCTTTATTTAGATGTTAGTGAAAAGTATGGTATTACAAATGTTATTCCATTGTCACCTTATGAAGTCGTAAGAGCAGAGGGAGAAGACCCAGAAAATCCTTATTACACTAAGTTCTTCTTAGAAAGTATTGAGGGAGCACATCCTTATCTTGGTCAACATAATAAACAAAGTCAAGGAAAAAGTATTGAGTTTGAAAATTTCCAAATTGCACACTTTAGATTAACTAATGATAGTAATTTCTTACCATATGGTAAAAGTATGATGGAGGCAGCTCGTAAGACATGGAAACAATTAACTCTTATGGAAGATGCGATGTTAATTCATAGAATTATGAGAGCACCATCAAAAAGAGTTTATAAAATAGATATTGGAAACATACCACCAAACGAAGTTGACAATTATATGCAAAGAATTATCAACAAAATGAAAAAGACACCATTTATGGATGAAACTACTGGTGAGTATAATTTAAAATATAATATACAAAACTTAACCGAAGATTTCTTTATGCCTGTTCGTGGTGGAGATAGTGGAACAGAAGTTTCAGAATTAGGTGGATTAGATTATGATTCAACTGATGATATTGAATATTTAAAAAATAAAATGTTAGCAGCATTAAGAGTTCCAAAAGCATTCTTAGGATTTGATGAAAATGTCGGTGGTAAAGCAACACTTGCAGCAGAAGATGTAAGATTTGCAAGAACCATAGAAAGAATACA